AAACTGCAGGAGTTACTTTTTGTGAATATGAAATTGATTACAGATCAGACTATAACGATTTAACAACATGATCTATACTTCAAACATGACCCTAACAACCCTTATTGTCTATTATGAAGTATGAAAATCCAACTGAGGGCGGTACTTACATACTTGACCCCAAAACTGGCGAAAAAAAGCTAGTACAACAAACAAAACAAGCAGAACCCCCTATCGAGGAAACTAAAGATGCCATTACTAACGAGAAAGAGAGTAATTCTGATTGAAGCTGAGAGTAGCTATGGTACAGACCCTACTCCAACCGCTACAGACGTTGTTCTCGTAAGAGATTTAAGTATTACACCTCAATCAAGCGATGTTGTAAGCAGGGAGGTTGTAAGACCTTTCTTAGGAGCTTTTCAACAGCTATTAGCAAATACATCAGTTGAAGTTACATTCAGCGTAGAACTTGCAGGTTCTGGAACAGCAGGAACAGCCCCTAGATACGGAGCAGCCCTCAAGGCCTGCGGTCTTAGTGAGACAGTAGCAAGCGGAACAAGTGTTACCTATGCACCTGTATCTAGTAGTTTTAGTTCTGTTACTATTCACTACAATACTGATGGTGTTAGGCACAAAATTACAGGTGCAAGAGGTTCTGTTGTATTAAACGCTACTGTTGGCGAAATTCCAACTTTAGAATTTACTATGCAAGGCATATACAATGCTCCAGACGATTCAGCTTTACCATCAGTTACCTATGGCAACCAAGCAACACCTTTAATTTTTAAAGATGGGAATACAAGTTCTTTTCAACTTTTGTCTCATGCAGGAGCTTTACAATCAATTTCATTAGATCTTGGGAATGAGATGGTGTATAGAGAACTTGTTGGTGGAACTAAAGAAGTCTTGATAACAAATAGAAATATTACTGGCTCAGTTTCTATAGAAGCAGTTGCTTTAGCTACTAAAGACTTTTTTGCTGCTGCTATAGCAGAAACAACAGGAAATCTTACTTTCTTACATGGAACAACTGCGGGTAATAAAGTAGAAGTATCTTCAACAAAGGCTGATATTGGTGACGTTGCTTATGGAGAACAGGATGGAATACAAATGTTAGAGATTCCATATACTCTTGTTCCATCAACAGCAAACGATGAAATTTCAATCGTCTATACTTAGATACTGACTAAGTATTGACTACTGAGTTAGAGTAAAGAGGAATATATTTTAATTTATGCCTTTTGTAAGAAAAAAAACTAAGGTTTACTCTTGGCCTGTAAAAGTACAAACACCATCTACAACAAAAGTAGGCGAGTTTGAGACAACAAAATTTACAGGCAAATTTGTTCGTTTATCAAGAACAGAACTTACTAATTTTGAAGAAGCTACTGAATATGATGCTCTTCAAAAAGTTTTAGTTGGTTGGGAAGACGTAAATGAAGAAGATGGAACACCTATAGAGTTTAATCAAGAAAATTTAAAAGATTTTTCTGAAGATACAGATTTTGTAGCGGGTGTATTAGACGCATTTAAAGACTTTTACAGTAATGCTCAAGTGGGAAACTGATTGATGCCACTAAATACTGGGCTTCGGGTGGCAAACCAGTAATTGATGATACCTTAAAAGATGCAGAAGTTTTTGGTATTCAGATAGAGAAGCAACCAGAAGAGAAAGATGAGTTTGAAGTATTTGATGAAAATTGGGATATTGTTATGATGTTTTTAAGAATGAATACACAATGGGAAATGTCTTTTGGAGGTGTAGTAGGATTAAAATACGAGGTCTTACTGCTTGCTGGTGGACTATTTGACCTATACAATGTAGAAAACAGACAAGAGATGTTAGAGGGCTTACAACTTATGGAATCTGTAGCTCTTATTGAGATAAATAAGGATAAAAAATAATGGCTAAGTCTGTAGATAAAATTACGCTTTTATTAGATTTAAAAGGTTTTAAGGCGGTAAAGGGTCTTGGTCAAGATTTTAATAAATTTAAAAGCACAGTTAAGTTAAGCAAAATAGAAGTAGATAAAGCTATTAAGGGATTAACAAAGTTTGATGGGAATACAAAATTAAGTACAAATGCGTTAAGAGGTCAAATCAGTGCATTAACGAGATTAAAAGATAATGTTGGCATTAACACCAAAGCTTATAAACAGTTAAGTGCTGCTTTAGAGCAAGCAAAAAATAAGATGAATCAACTTACTGGTGCATCTAAACAACAGCAAAGATTTAAGTTTTTAGGGGCAGGTGGTCGTGCTGCTTTAGGTGGTGCTGTTGGTAGATTTTTACCAGGCTCTGCACAAATAGGAGGAATTGCAGGTTTTGCTGAAGGTGGATTTAAAGGTGCAGTAAAAGGAGCAGGGATTGGTCTTGCGGTTGATGCTGTAGCGGGTGGTGTGCAGTTTGCAAAATCAGCAGCACAACAAGCATCACAAGTACAGAAATTAGAAATAGCATTAAGAGGTGCAGTTAGGACAGAAGCAGATTTTCAAAAAGGTTTAAAAATAATTGCTGATACATCTAAAAGATTAAATGTACCTATAGCAGCATCAACTAAACAATTTACAACTTTAGCTGCTTCTGTTGTAGGTGCGGGTGGATCTATTGAAGATGCTCAAGTTGTTTTTGAGGGTGTTTCTAATTCAATCAAGGCAACTGGTGGTAATGCAGAAGATGTGCAATCAGCTATAAGAGCTATGAGTCAAATATTTGGTAAAGGTAAGGTGTCAGCAGAAGAGCTGCAGGGGCAGCTGGGTGAACGCTTGGCGGGAGCAGTTGTAAAATTTGCAGAAGCAAATGGTAGTAGTTTGCAGAAATTACAAAAAGATTTAAGAGATGGAACTGTTGGTTTAGATCAAGTTATCAAATTTGCACAAAAATTAAATGTTGATTTTGCAGAGACAGCAGAAAAAGTCGCAAATTCATCAGCAGATGCGGGGCAAAGATTACAGACACAATTTAATAATTTTTCTATAGAAGTTGGTAAATCAATTATTCCTATTGGAGCTGCTTTTCAAAAAATGTTTTCAGATATTCTTAAAGGATTACAAGATAATAAAGGTGCAATGGATTTATTTATTGATTCTTTAAAACTGATTGGTGCTTTTTCTTTTGCAACAGTAGCAAGTGTAAGATTTCTAACAAGAACATTAGTTGATTTAGCAAAAATATTATTTCATATAGCTAATTTTGAATTTAAAAAGGCTTTTGAAACTGCACAAAAAGGTTTAAGAGATACAAGAGAAAATTTTACAGAAGATATACAGTCTATTGCAAATATCTTTAAAGGAACTCAACCTGTTGAAGGTGGGGCTAGTACAAGTGGATCTAATACAACAACAGAGGGATTGCCATCATTGACGGAAGATCAATCTAAAAAAGCACAATCTATTTTAGATAAATATGCAGAATCAGTTAGAGATGTAAACTCTCAAATAGCAAATTCTTTTGTAAATACATTTAAAAAGTTAGAAGATAGTCTTGTTGAGTTCGTTCAAACAGGAACATTAAATTTTAAAAAACTTGCTCAATCTATTATCTCTGACATAACAAGGATATTTATCAGGTCACAAATAATAGCTCCACTTACAGGAGGACTTGGAAATATATTTGGAGGAGGTAATAATAAAAATGTTGTAAGTACTGTTGCTAATACCGTGTCTAAGAGTTCTTCAAGTTTTAATCCTTTTAAAGCTGCTCCTGATATGTTTTATAAATTTACACCAATCGACCCAAACGCTTTAGGTAATGTTATAGCAAACAACAAAATTGTACCCTATGCAAAAGGTGGTCTTATAAAACGTCCAACTTTATTTCCTCTAGCTGATGGGGCAGCATTAGCAGGGGAAGCTGGTGTAGAAGCTATCATGCCTCTGCGTAGAGGTAGAAATGGAAGACTTGGTGTAGAAGCATCAGGAGGGATGTCTAATAATATTGTTGTAAATGTAGATGCGTCAGGCTCGTCTATAGAGGGCGATGAGGATAGCGGAAGACAGTTAGGTCAACTAATTGCAACTGCTGTACAATCACAATTAATTGAAGAAAAAAGACCAGGAGGTTTACTTTCATAAATGGCTGCATTTCCTACAACTCCTCAACCTAGCTTTCCTGTTAGGAAAAAATCACAACCGAGAGTAAGAGTAATAAAATTTGCCGATGGATTTGAACATAGGATCGTCTTTGGATTAGCAGAACATCAAAATCCGAAAGAATTTTCTTTAACTTGGAAAAATATTACTGAAGCAGAAAGCGATGTTCTTGAGGCATTTCTTGATGCTAGAGCTTTAGATGGTGCAAGTTTTACATACACACCGCCTAACGAATCAAGTTCAATGAACTTTAAATGTCCAACTTGGAATAAAAATATGCAGTTTCCATCAAGAGCTACATTAACAGCTACTTTTATTGAAGTTTTTGAACCATGAGTACTGATCCAGTTTTTAGTGAGGTTCAAAAAATTAATCCTTCAGCGATTATTGAGCTTTTTGTTCTACAACTAGATAACGCACTACATGGTGCAACCACTATTTATAGATTTCATTCTGGATCAAATTTAAATGCAAATGGTCAAATAGTTTTTGCTAGTAATTCATACCTTAGATTTCCTATAGAAGCAACGGGTTTTGCATATCAGCGTGGACAACTACCTCGTCCTAAACTAAGAGTTAGTAATGCTACAGGATTAATTTCAGCAATTTTAGTTAGTGTTAATCAGGTAACACCAGGTAATGATCTCACTGGTGCTACTTTTACAAGAATAAGAACTATGGCTAGATTTTTAGATGCTGTAAACTTTCCAGGTAATACTAATCCTTTAGGAACTCCAGATCCTACAGCAGAATTTAAACGTCAAATATTCATTGTGGATCGTAAATCAGCAGAGAATAGAGAAATTGTTGAGTTTGAGCTTGCAGCGGCTACTGATATGGCAGGAGTACGAGTACCTAAAAGACAATGTACTCGTGCTTTGTTTCCTTCTATTGGTACATTTAATCAATGACTTGGCGAGATGATGCGTTGGTTCATGCGAAAGACCAAGACCCAAAAGAATCTGTTGGTTTACTTCTTAATGTTAGAGGTAAGCAGAGATATTTTCCTTGTGAAAATTTAGCTATTACAAATCATCAGCATTTTATTTTAAATCCAGAGGATTATGTAAAGGCAGATAATTTAGGAGATATTATCGCTGTTGTTCATAGTCACCCATCAACACCACCAATACCAAGTCAAGCTGATCGTATAAGTTGTGAACATAGTAAATTACCTTGGCATATTGTTAATCCAAAAACAGAAGAGTGGGGAGAATGTAAGCCAGAAGGCTATGTACCAGAATTATTAGGTAGACAATGGGTTTGGGGAGTTACTGATTGTTGGAGTTTAGTTGTTGATTGGTATAAACAGGAAAAGAATATTGAACTTAAAGATTATGAAAGAGATATGACACCAGAGGAATTTTTAGATAATCCTTTGTTTGAAAGTTATGCGTGGAGGACAGGATTCAGAGAACTTAGAAACGATGAGAAGTTAGAGAAGGGAGATGTATTGTTAATGTCTATAATGCACCCAACTTTAAATCATGTAGCTATTTTTCTTGGAGATATGGTTTTACATCATTTAGCAGATAGACTATCTTGTAGAGAACCATATTCTGAGTGGTTGTTAAAATGTACTGGTAAGAGGTATCG